AGGGTTAGTCGCGCCAGTCCAAGCAGAGCCATCCAGCTTCTTGACGGGGACGAGCCCCTGAGGCGCATTGGTACCGTAAGCCATACGGATTCTCCATGCTGAAGTTGAGGGTTGGTTTCTGCCGGTACGTAACGGCAATCGTTTTTTGCTACGATACGTGACGTAGCCTCGGGGTGAGCCTGCCATACTCAGGGACCACGGTACGTGACGTGGTGTCGGTGTAGATGTAAATTATGCTTAAATAGAACGACTGTCAACAGCATACAAAAAGACCCCCGCCCAGTTTCCCGAGCGGGGGTAAGTTGCCACAGCGAAGGGAAATACACTGTGGACCGGAGGTTAGTCCTTGAAGGCAGTGACGCGCTCGAACGCCACTCCGGTGCCCTTATCCTCAAAGCGCGGCAGGTTCGGGTCGTTCTGACCGGTCCATGCCACATCCTGCAGAGTTTCGATGTTTTCCAGATCGCGTTCGCGATTGCGCTCTTCGACGTCGCGGGTCGCGCATTCGCAGAGCATCAGACCACCGCGACGGATAACCATCACTTCGGTGCCCTCATAGCCCGGAAGCGGAGGCGGAACCATCTCTGGATGACGGCCAGCGGGAACAGGCTGCCAGCCGCGGATCATGCGGTCGGTCATGTTATCGGGATCCGGCTCGTTCAGAGTTGACTCACGAACCCAAGCATAGGTCATGCCCGTCGGGATCTTGTCCTTCGGGACATAGAGCTTGGATTGGAAGTGCGTCTCAGGGCGCTTACGCAGTCCTGCTTCACGAGTTTCGACGGCGCGCGTGGTGCCAATGCGAGAAGAACGGGCCATTATTGTGCTCCCTTGTTTGTTTTCAGGATGTAGATTGCATGGTATTTTTCAGCTTCCAAATCATTCATGCGACTGCCGTTTGGATTCTTATAGGCACCTGACTGAGCCATCTGATGCGCCCAGCGCCGCTCCTCAACGCTCAGACGAACCCTCGTCGACTTCTTCTCAGGCTGCCCCGGAGCATTACGCTGGACGGGTGCAGCATTTGAATCACGACTCATTGGTGGCGCCCTCTTAGATGGAGTTGATTGCGCTGCGAACGCGTCGGGAAACTCCCGGCGCAGATGGCGGTCGATTTCCGTGAAGTAATCGACACTACCAATCTCGTCATCGCGACCCTCAGCGCGGAAGCGGCGCTCTACGCGGCGTGCGTACATAGTGGCCTCTTCGTGCATCTCAGCGTCGAAATCCGTCGACTGCGGCTGGAACCATGTGTTTTTCTGAATCCAGCTTGCAGTGCGCGGCTCAAGCGTAACCTGCGGTTGCTGAGCCGCCGCCGGGGCTGCTTGCTCAGCAGGACGAGCCGCCTTGTTCTGCTGGTCCTGTTCCCAGTTTGTCACCGCTTCAATATCGTTCATCGTCTTGTTGAACTGATATTGAAGATCGTCAATCCGTTCGTTGTCCATCATCGAACGAGCTTCAGCGAGCTTCTGCTTCAGGTCCATCGCGGTGGCGCTCAGGTTGTTCCTGTAATGCGTCATCATCGCCTGCTCAGACTGTTCGCGCAGCTGCGACTCCTTCTGCAGACGGGCCTCCAGTGCCTGAGCACGCTGCTCTGCCTCAGCCGCCTTACGGGCCAATTCAGAGATACGCTTCTCAGGCGAGCGACGGCGCTTGGGAGCTTCTTCCTCTTCAGGCTCCTCCTGTTCGGCTACCTCTTCAGGCGCCTCAGGCTGCTCCTCTTCGGGCTCTTCCTGCTGCTCGTAGTCCTCAAGGCTCTCGCCAAGATCTTCTTCCGTAATCTCGATATCGACGTCCTCGGTGGGACCGTCGTCGGTATACGGAAGCTCTTGATTTTCTGGATCAATAGACATGCTTTAGCTCCTTAGAAGTTTCCAGCAAACTTACCCGACATCACATCTTCCGGCCCGCTGATCACGGCCATCACACGGTCGTCGGGGAGCAGAGCCATCGCAACGCCGCGATAGGAAACCATCGTCGATTCGTAGCGCGGGATCAGAATCCAGTCGCCGACCTTGCACCAAGGACCGCTGCGCTCGAACTTCTCACCCTGATAGGCTTCAGGCCCGACAGCGCAGACAAGCGCGGAAACCGAGGAGTACTTATCCTCAGCGCGCACCGTGTCCGGCAGATACAGCGTCACTTCCGTGCCGTCGTCCTGCGTGATCGTCTTCAGCTCTTCAGGCCGGACGTAAATCTTCACAGCCACCAGATAACCAGCTGGGCGCATGTCAAACGGTTGGCCCGTCATCTCAATAAAATGCTGATTAATCAGGTCTTTAGCCATGTCCTCTTCATGAGGCTCGATGTTGCTCATACTCATTAGTAATGACTCCCTCGTCTTTGCTCCGGTATTTTATCGTCGTCTGGCTGCATCATCCGCTTGTACTCTTCGTTGATGACTTCGATTGCAGCCGTGTAACCGCGCACCAACGCATTCCCCTCCAGAACCTGAAGGGCAATCTCTTCAGCCGTCATCGCAGGAACAAACGTGCTCCCGTGAGATGCTGGTCTAAATCTAGCGTTTAAGGAATACTCGGACGCTCGGTCGCGTAGCTCCGCGAGCCGCTGTGCGCTCCTGTTCCGCAGTTCTTCTGCGCTCATATGTGTCTCCGGTTTTTATATGGCGGTCATTACCCGGGCCGCCACGGGTATTCTAAATTACATTCCGAAAAGGCCCTTCTTCGGCTTCACAGCCTGCATGATATTACCCGTCGGCGACATCATGCCCTTACGAACCTTGCCAGCGCCACCCTTGGCTTTCTTCACAGGCTTACCGCCCATATTCATGCCACCCATTTCCGTAGCGAGCTTACGAGCGGTGTCGGCGGAGGTCTGAACCTTACCGCCGGCAGCCTTCTTGATCATGTCGCCATAGGCTTTGACTGAGCAGCCGCGCTTATTCATTAGCACATACCTTTACGGGTTTTGCCAGCGCCACCAACGGCCCGCTTGACGGGCTTCTTCATGTCTTTCATCGGCTTGCCGATGGCGATCATAACAGCGAGGCCGTCCTTCTTGGCTTTGCCGCCCTTCTTGTAATTGCCAGCAGCCATACGTGCTGCGACGCGGGCGTCCTGCACCTTGCCGCCATCAGCATAGCAGCTAGCTTTGCCGCCCTTTTTCATGCCACCTTCAGAGCGGTTGGCGCTTTCAATGACTTCGCCTTCCTTCTTCGTGACCTTAGCCTTCGCCAGACTTTCGTTCTGACGGCGAGCAGCTTCGCGCTCAGCAGCCGTTGGGCCCGGAGGTGTCGGCTTCTTCACCACGCCACCAACCTTATAGGTCGGGATTGGGCGGGCGTTCGCACGCTCCTGCAGCGCCTTCGCGCCGTTCGGTTGGTTTGGCATCGGCTCAGCAAACGCAGGGCCAAAAATAGCGCGAGCCTTCGCCCGCAAATCAGTCATCTTCATTGTTGATCTCCAAGGAATTCAATCGAGTAAGGCTCGGGCGGAGCGGGGTTATCTGCCAAATCGGCAAATACTCTAAGCGTTGCTGTGCGTTCTCTGGCTTCCGTATCAGCCATGTCAGCCGTCGCTGTGATTTCTGCAACTCGCTCTCTCGACTGCGCGTCGAGCTCAGCCTTCTGCTGCTTCTGCACAATCTTCTGCTTTTCGATCTCGAGATACGGATCGGGCTGCTCCTGCGGCTTATACATCGGCGCGAGCTGCTGCATGGCCTGTGCAACCATGACCGCAATCTGGTTCTCAACTTCAGGCGGCAGCTGCGTACCCGGAGGCGGCAGCGGCTGACCGATCTGCTGCTCGACCTGTACGCGCATCTTCAGTGCCAAGTGCTCGTTGATGTGCGCCTGAAGCGACGGATTCTCCGCAGCAATCGGCGCGTGAGCCGCGATGTGCGCGTCGTGATCCTGATATGCACCAGCCTTCAGCGGAGCACCGAGGATCGCGTTCTGGTTCTCCGTCAGAGGATCAAGCGGCTGAGCCTGCGGAACGTCCGCCTTCAGGATCAACTGGATCTTCTCTTCAGGAATGCCCATCTCGACATACATCTGCTTGTATGCTTCGCGGATATTATGCTGATCCGGCTGCTGTGTCGCGAACCGGAGCAGCGCTTCCGCACGCATCAAACGCTGCGCCGACGACGAAATATTAGGGTCAGATACCGGAATAACGTCGATGTTATTCGCGAAATCTTCCCGCATAATCGCAGCCATTCCGCCCCGAACCGGGAACGGATACGGCGCATCAGGCAGGTATTTGCCAAACAGATTGGCAATCAGCTTCAGTTCTTTACTAAACGCCTTGTGACACCGCTTGAGCGTTGCCGACTGCAGTCGGGTTGCCGCTTCCATAAGAGCAACAGTCGTTCCGACTGGCGCATCCTGTCGGCCTTCGCCCACCGCAATCTCTGCCGTATTAGCGAGATTGCGCGCTCCCTCGTAAGTCTCACGCAGCAGCTCCAATGATACCTGCGATGGCTCCTTATAGGGCATCGTCATGATTGCGTTCTGAATCGGCAGACCACCTGTATCGATCTCACGAAACTCCGTCGGGCCAATCCCGATATTGTTATCGTCGATCCGCATACCCTTCACGCGCAAACCGCCCGGGAAGTTATTCAGCGTGCCGGCATCGATGAGCTGACGACGAATCGATGTCGCCGTCTTCGCCGAATTGCCCAGAATGTGCGCATAACCCAGACCGTAGAAGCCTACGCCGGGCATGAACTTATAGTGCACGAAGTGATCCTGACGCTGGTACGTCGGATCGCCATCGTCAAAGTTCCGATAGATCGACAGAACCTTGCGGGTGCCCTCTTCAATCGTCACAATATACGGCAACGGGATGCCGTCTTCGTTCTCAAATCCAACCAGATTCAGATCGGCATAAACCTCGTAAATCCGGTACTCCTGAGTCCCCTCAGCGCCCGGCTCAACGCCCTGAACACCATCAACCTGCGCCTGAATCGGCGTCTGTGAGCTGTCATCTACCTGCGGATCGCCCAGATCAATGTCGCGATACACCCCAGCCAGCTGCGCCAAGCGGAAATTCCGGCGCGTCATCGACGAAATGTGGCAGAATCGCGGCGATGTCGCCAAATCCGTGGTGCCATACGCCGCCACAAAGTTATCCGGCAGCACGAAACGGCTCACCGGACGACCCAGCATCCGGTCCTGATACACTTTCTTAAACGTCGAGCCTACCAGCGACAGCCAGAACAGCATCTGGTCGAACTCTTCGTAGAATTCCGGGGCCAATTCCGTCAGGTAAAGGTTCATGAAGTCCTTTACACGCGACGCCTGCGCCTCCAACGACTCGTTCGCAACGCCTACAATCTGCGTCTTAACCGGGCCGCTGGCGGGCAATAGCTCTCCACAAGCCACAGCCTGCCAGCGCACCACAGCCTCTGCCATGAGCGGGTCGTAAACACCACACGCGCCATTAAACGGCGTCGTGCGGTCTTCCATCTTAAAGCCGAGCAGCTTGATGCCTTCCGACATCGTCGCTTCCCAGTCGCCACGCGACTGCTTATCTTCCTCAACACC